CATTCATAAGGTAGATCTGCAATAAATGTACCAGAAGCAGTACCACCTTCGTTATATCCCCAACCACCATCTACAAGAGTGATAGAAGATATAGATCCACCAGAAACAACTATATTTGCTTTTAGACCATAACCTTCACCACCACCTAGTAGTATGTTATTATAAGTTCCATTTTTATAACCAGCACCTGCGTTGGTGATAGCTAATGATCCAACAAAGTTAGGACCACTATTTCTAATGTAAATGTTATTATTATCTGTCTGTGCTATCTGCCCTAAAGCACCTGCTGAGAAGTCGGTAGAAGCACCTGAGCGACGTGTTGTAAGTACACTATGATATAAACCACCATCATCAAGGAATTGGTTTGCATTATAACCTTGAGAGTTACTCTTCCATGATAAAATCATACCAGAAGCAAAGTTTTCTGGGTTAAAGATAGAAGTTCTTGTATCAGAAGCATTCATCAAGGTAGATGTGGAAGCGTTACCTAAAACATTAATAGTGTAATCTCCACTCAATCTATCTGGAGATAGACGACCAGCTTGTATATTTGATGCATTTGTAAAGTAACTTGAATCATTAGTGTCAAGTGTGTCAGCATCAAGACCTGAACCTTGACCAGTTCTTAGTGTTGCAGCACCATTAGTTTCAAATATAAATTGATCCTTACGTAATCTAATAACACCTAAGTTACCAAAATCGTTTGCAGCAACTGTAAGATCATCAACTCTATTAATATCAATTACAGAGTCACCAAAAATCTTAGGTACAGTTGCAAGAACACCTTTTAAATTAGCAGCTATAGTTGGAGAAGTTCCAATTGAAGTTGGGTTAGGAGTTACAGTGAAATCTCCAGTGTAGTTATTACCACCATCAGTGATAGTAACAAATCTAATAGCACCATCTTTAGTAACAGATGTTGCTGTAGCGTCTACACCACCTCCACCTACAAACTCAACTAAAGGAGTGTTTGATCCTAATCCTGTACCACCATCAGTCATATGAACAGCAGTAACTGCCCCACCATTTACTATTGCAACTGCCTTAATATTATTAAGGAATGCTGGGTTTGCAGGATCTGTCCAGTTATCTTTGAATACAACTGTAGGTGCAGTTGTATATCCAGTACCACCTGTAAGTACGTTAACTTTACTTACAACACCGTTAGCAACGTTAAATGTTCCTTTAAGACCTGTAGATGATCCACCACCACCTAACATTAGAGTGTCAGTATATACTCCTGTTGTATATCCTTCACCACCATCAACAATTTGAATTTGTTTGATGTAATCACTTGCAGTGTTATTTGAACCTAATACAATTGGTGAATCTTCTGCAATTCTTTGTGATGCCATTGCAGGAGCAAATAGTGAGTCACCTCTTAAGTAAGTTAGTGAGTTTGCAGGATATGCAGAAGATATATTACCAAGACGTGCAACGTTAATAACACCTGTTGTAATGAATGAAGCATCAATTGTAGATGATGTCAACTGAACCCAGTTATTAGCGTTAGAAGCAGAAGTGTTAATAACATCTGTTAACTGAATTGTTATTGCAGTTGGAGTTGTTTTATCATCAATCGTGTCAGTAGCAAGTGCCTTGATTGAGTTTAATATATCAACTTCTAATCTAGATCTAATAATTGAAGTAAGAACAGCATTAGATCCTGTTGAAGTATTAATTGTAATTGTGCTACCAGCAGTTGATGGTGGTGTGTAATATCCTTGTCCATTATTGTTTAGAGTTACACCAGTAATCTGTCCACCATTAATAGTAAGAGTACCAGTTGCCTGTGTACCACCACCGCCAGGTGATGAGATTGTAATTGTATCTCCACTTAAATATCCAGATCCACCATTAGCAACAACAATCTGTTTAATACGTCCTGGTATCCATGATGTTACCTGACCCTGTGATCCAGTACCTGTAGAAAGTATAATATCACTAGTAGAAAATACATGGTTTGATGCAGGTTGGAATTCAAGAATCTGACTTTCCAAGTCATTGTTCATAATGTAGGAAATTGTATTGTCATTTTGAATAACAATATCACCAGCAAGAGGACCTTCAAGTGCATATCTTGCTGCAGCATCTGCAACCGTAAAGATATTAAATGGTCTTAATGCAGGTAACTGGTCAATATTAATACGACCAGAAGCATCTAATTGAACAAGAGCATTAGGTGTTGGAACAGTAGAATATGTACGTCCTAAGTATTGACCTAACTGGTTAGAGATATAATCTTTAACTGCTTTCTGTGTTGGTAGTAATGAATCATTAGCACCTGATCCACCTAACTCTAGAGCACCTAAAGTATTATCTGGAGAGAATCCTGTGATAACAACGTTGTTACCCTTAATCTTCAAGAATTCAACTTCAGAAATTGTAACAGTACCACCGAATGTGATGTTACCAGTTCTGTTCTCTACATTAGCAAAGTATCCAATCTTAAAGTCACCAAGTTCATCAGTACCTGAGGCATAAACACGACCATTTTGTTGAGATACCTGTTCAAAATCTCCAGTGTTATCTGAACCTCTAGTACCACCATTTTGAGGTAGTGCATTGTAGTCATTACCAGATCCAGAAAATTCCCATGTATGAGATGAGGAGTTACAAATAGAAGGTCTAATTATATCAATTTTATGATCAATTAGTTTGTTTTTATTTACTGCATTGATCTGGAAGAATCCATCATCCCTAACTGCTGTTGAAGGCATAGGAGTTGTAACAGATGGATTATCAATAATCTCATCAAATAATGTATTAAGAGTTGTTAGTGCACTTTGAACATTAGTACAATCACCATTCTCATACTCAGTACCAGTACTTACATCATGTGTAATAGTATAATCAACATATGGAACTTCATCTGTCCACTGTGCTACGTAATAATTAGCATTTGATTCAGCAGTAGTTAATGTAGTTCCTTTTAATTTAAGTTGGTTATTAATTGCTTTCTTACATATTACTAATGCTTCATCAAGAACTTCTTTAGTTGCTGCAACATATCCAGAAATATGTTGAATAGAAGTTCCACTTACATATAATTTGGCAGCATCCCATGTAGCATCGTTAGCATCAAACTTAAGGTCTGTTGCCCATGCTTTAACTATTTCTTCTGTGTCACGAATACACTTATTTCTATCTTGATCTAAAGGATTAGATGTAGTTTGGAGTGTTTTAAAGTATGCTTCTTCTGCAATATACCTAGCATTATTTGTAATTAAATCAAATGAATCTGTAAAGCGGTTAAAGTTACCCCTTACATTCATAGGTAGGTCTGCCTGTATCTCAGCAGTAATTGGTTTAGTAGGTGTTGCTGATATAGTATTTTCAATAAAGTATCTGGGGTTTTGTCCAGATTGTAATTGTAAATCAAATCCACCAGGACTAATAATATAATGTTCTAGAGGTGCAGCACCAAGACCTGTAACAGTAAACTTAGGAGTTCCTACATCAGTAAATGTTACGTTATCAACAACACCTTTATCAAAACTATATGCTTCTTCTCTTACACCTGTTGATCTTAATGAAAAAGTACCAAAGTTAGATGCTGAGTTAGTTAGTGATGCATAACCACCACTTTCTACAATAGCACCATCTTGTGTAAAGATACAGAACACAGACACCAACTGTGTATAACCATCATTGATAACTCTATAACCAGTACCACCAAATGAGATAATCGTGAATGCAGCAGCAACCATTGACTTACCCTGTGGAGGTAAGTTAGGACGTTTTACGTTAGGAGTAGCACACTTAGCACCATCAATTTCACAACCATTACCACCAAGGAATGATATTACAGAAGAGTTGAAGATATAAGGTGATACTTCAATAATAGGTAGATCATCAAATGCATGACCTACAGTAAAGAATTTGTTATTACTATCAAGGAAATATGAAGATGCATAAGATGTTGCAGGAATTGTTCTTCCATTAATCCTATCAATAACAATATTCCATAAAGTAAATATTGAGTTACTTACATTATCACATGCTCTAATTCTATTAGTATCATAAGTATTAGATATTGTATTATCTGAGAATACTGTGTTTGTTGTATTAAATTGTGTTAGACCATTTGGATCAGTAAATTCACTACCTGTTCCAGTAATTATGAAACCTTGAGGACCTGTAGTACTTGGACCATCTTTATATCCTAAGAATACACCAATAGTATCACTAAATGCAACACCTCTCCATGATGCATTTGCATAACCTTCTACTTCAACATTCCATGTTCTTCCTTTATCTTCAGATGTTAAAACGTAAGATCTTCCAGCTGTGTAAACGTTACTTACAGTGACCCAGAATCTATTTCCATCATGAACTAATCTTCCTGGTGAATATACCTCATTTGAAGGATTTCCTATCCATCTTTCATGACCAACAGATGCTGTTAAAGTAGCATGGTTTAAATTATCATTTGTTATAGCAGAAGTAACAATAGTGTTTAAAGTAACTATTGAGTTAATAACATTGGTACATGCTGTAGTTGGACTTTCAGGACCATTTTTAATAATACCGTTTACATCACTTGATAAGAAGGTGTGAACATAATTACCACCTGCTATCAATGCACCAGTAGTTGCACTGACAAAAGTATGTGCATAAACACTTGTGCTTATACCAACAAATAATGTTACAGTAGTAGAAGTTTTACCAACTACAGGAATACTTGTATCAAATGCTCTATCTCTCTTCTTACTTACTCCACCACCAGGTGAAGATACAAATGTATGAGCATATCCACCACCTGATAATACTTGTGCTCTATGAACACAATTATTTGCTGAATCAATAAATGTATGAACATATCCACCACCACTTATTACAGCACCTGATGTTGCACTATCAAATCTATGCTCAGATGTGTCGGATGAAGTACCAACATTAATTGTAATAGAAGTTTTTGTTGTATCTGTAATAGTAACTGGTACATCATATGCAGCGTCAGGAGTACCTGCATTTGCTCCTGTTCCACTTGCACGAGGATATGATTTAGCAGTAGTAAAGTTATCTAAACCACACTTGAATGATATTGAATTAGCAGCTAACTTAATATTTGTACCAACTTTAAGATCATGCTTACCAATCTCTAGTGTCATAACACCAGTTGATGGTGTATATTCACCGTCAGTAGGAGTGAATGTTACAAGTGGAGAAGTACCAACATCAAGATCAAATGTATTTGTAGTTACGTTCTCTAGTTGTACATACTTACCATAAATCGGATCAGTAGAACGTGGATACTGTTTATTTGAAGCACCAGCATCCATTGTACAAGTAAAGGTTAATGCATTTTCATCAAGTTTTACATAATCATCAGCAGTTAAATCATGTGCATCGGTAAATGTTAAAGTTAATTTACCAGTAGTAGGATTGTATGCAGCATCACTAGGAGTTAAACCTTGTACAGCCTGGAATGTATGAGGATAGTTACCACCTGATATAACAGCAGCAGTAGAAGTTCCACCTGCCCATGTATGAGTGTAATTACCACCTGTTACAACAGCATTATTACCAGATATAAATGTATGATTGGATAAATCACTGATAGGATTACCACCAGAGTTAACATTGATAGTAATTGTATCAGTTGTTGTATTTTGTATTTGTAAAGGTCTATCATATGCATAATCAGCAACACCAGAATTTGCACCTTCTCCAGATGCACGAGGGTATGCTTTCTGTGTTACGTTACCATCAAGTGTACATGTGAATATTAATGATTCAGTGGCTAGTTTAATATTTGTTCCTTGTCTTAATTGATGATTAGGAATTGTTAATATTAATTCACCAGTATTTGGATTGTATATTGCATTTGTTACTGTCTTAGTGACTATCGGAGATGTTCCAACATTGACTGTAATATCTTGACCAGATACATTAGTAATTGGAACTGCTGTTTGATATGCAGGATCACCTTCTCTTGGATAAGTATGGTTGGTAGCATTACCATCCATTGTACAAGTAAAGGTTAATTTATCATCACCAATTCTAATACTTTCGCCTTGTGTTAAACCATGAGTACCAACAAGTGTCATTACTACTACACCAGTTAGTGGATCATAAGTAGCATTTGTTATATCATGATTAACTAAAGGAGATTGTCCAACGTTAACTGTAATTGAAGTTGCGTCTGCTGCTGTAATATCAAGAGCAGTATTATATGCTGGATCAGTAGTTCTAGGATATACCTTAGTAGCGGTATTATTATCCATACCACATGTCCATTCTAAAGATTCTTTAGCAATCTTAATAGCAGTGCCTGGTGCTAAAGTATGAGAACCTATATTAAGTACAAGATCACCTGTTGCTGCATCATAAGAACCTGCAGATGCTACATGTCCAACTATAGGCGATTTACCAACATTAACTTCAAATGTGTTAGTAGTTACGTTAGTTACTTTTAACCATGCATCATTTGCTGGATCAGTTGCACGTGGATAATCCTTAGGAGAACTACCACCATCCATTGTACATTGGAATCTAAATGTTCCTGTGGCAAATTTAACCCAGTCACCATTCTTTAAACCATGACCATTAATTGTTGTTTGGAATACACCAGTTGCAGGATCATATGTTGCACCTGTTGGAGTGTTTAGAGAATCAACAGTGTTTCTTGGATATGCAACTGTCTGAACTCCACCACCAGGATTACAACTAAATGATATTCCCCCAGTAGCAAGTTTTACATTTTCAGATGAATGCTTAAGACCACCTGATAGTGCACTAGAGAATGTATGAACAGTTGTGTTTGTAGAAGGTACAGTATCTAAAACTTGTACATCAAATGTATCTCTGGTTACATTCCATATGTTCAACCAGCGATTACTAGCAGGGTCTGTAGAGCGTGGATATGAATGAGTACCACCACCCTGAGTACATGTGAAGGTTACAGCACCATTATTAAATTTAACATGATCATTTTCATAGAATCCATGATGTGGAATTGTCACTGTCATAATACCTGTATTAGGATTATAATCAGCGAAAGTTACTGTGTGAGATGAAGGTGCTTTAAATCTGTTTTCACCAACAGTAAGAGTCATTATACCAGTTTCTGGATCGTATGAACCTCCAGTAGGTGAGTATGATGTATTAAATGCTCTACCAACAAATACACTTATAGTATCATTTGTTTTACCAAATATTTGTAACCATGCATCATTTGCTGGATCTTCTGCTCTTGGATATGAATGAGTAGAATAATTACCATCCATTGAACAAGTAAATTTCAATGCATCAGTATCAATTTTAATATACTCTCCATCTGCAAATCCATGATTAGCAATAGTTAATACTACTACACCAGTGTCTGGATCATAAGTTGCATTAGTAGCAGAATGTCTAGTACCCTCTGAGTAATCTAGAGTAATATCTGGTTTTGTATATTGTGTAAGTGCTTGATATGGTGTCTCAAGAGAAGCAACATAAGTTGCATCGTTAACATAGTTAACTGTTATTGATACGTTACGAATTATAGATTTTGCTAATACAATAGCAGCGTCTAATGCACCTACTGCTTCTGCTTCTTCTCCAGCAGTTGCGTTTGTACTAACATAGTAACTTGCTGCCTTATATGTTCTATAGTTTCCACCATGTCTTAAGTCATGAGCTATTGCTTCTACTACATCTACAATATCATCAATACATGCCATGTTTCCTGTAGGCACTGTATGACCAGAACCACCATTATTCAAGTAATTAAATAAACCTTGTGCAGCAAGTAATTTCTTGTTCTTTAATAATAAATCAGCAGCATCTTGGTTACGATCAGATGTAACAGTACTTGTTATAGTATTAGTTTCCCAAGTATCTCCACCATCATCACTTATTAGAATATGTGCTCGTGCAACACCAGCAACCATGGTTCCTTCAAACCAAGATATACTTTGAATATTTTGTGAAATTGTACCACTTTCTAATGCAGTCCAAGTAACACCAGAATTTGTAGATTTAAGTATTGTATCATTATTACCAACAGCATAGAATGCATCATAATCATCATTGTATATGATATCTTCAAGATCATTAGTTGTTCCACTAGTTTGTGCAACCCAAGTATTACCATTTTGAGATGTTAATACTGTACCATCTTCACCAACAACAACATAAGTTGTTCCATCATAAGCTACTGCTTTTAAATCTTTTGTATTAGGTGTAGTTTTACTATACCAATCTACTGTATTATTAGATGTAAATATTACACCACCATGACCAACAGCGATATATTCTGGTACTCCTCTTTCACCAACTGCCCATTTATTAAATAATACATCTCTTAAATAGGGACTACCAGCAACTGTTTGAGAAGTCCAAGTTACTCCATCAGCAGAAGTAGCAATACCACTTTGACTAACTGAAACAAATCTTTCATTATCCCAAATAGCATTTCCACCAAATCCTACTGTCTTGGTTACAGAAGTTTTAGTGCTACTACTAACATACTCAAGTTGGTTTCTCATTGCCTGTATAGACAGGTCTCTTGCTTGTGCAAATGTATATGTACTTTCTTTTAATGATCCAACTAAATGATCTAATACACCACCTGTATAATAGTATTCAGCTGCTTCTTTAGTTGCTGCATTACCACCCCATGTAAGGTCATAGTTAACAGCATCTATAATATAACCAATATCATTAATACATTTTGCCTCATCAGCACACATTAATGCTGGATATTCTTTCTTTGCTCTCTTTAATGCTTGATCTGCAATACCTGCTTTGTTTCTATCAATTAAATCAGTAGCATCAAGATATCTATTAGCACTCTTTGTAGACGTTACAAACTTACGAGGAGAGTTGTCTAGAGAGAATGTTACATAGTGATCATCAGAAGTTACAGTAACAGCGAAGTTAGTAACACCATATTCTCCACCAGGAGCACCTATTGCTCCAAGATCTGTTGGATTATCTTTATATACTACAAATTGAGTACTGAATCCATCAGTAGTTTCAATTCTATGTGAAACATATTGACGACCATTAAACCTATCAAGGTCAGCATATAGTCCAGCATCTGGGAAATTAGTAAATCTAACATATTGACCAACTTCAAAATCATGATAAACACCTGTACCAGTTACAGTTACTATTAAACCATTTGGATATAATAATGGATCATATTTAACTTTAGATACACTATAAGAGGTATGTGTAGTTTGATGTTTAACAACCTGTCCATCAGGAGTTAACTGTTCACCACTAGAAACTGATAAGTTATAGTTTACTACTGGATCATTTGCATCGTAAGTATATACAGAACCAGTTGATTCAATCAAACCAGTAATATTTTGTATAACAACATATCCAGCTTGATCTGTACCAGTATCAAATACAACTTCTGAAATTGTACCAGTACCACCAGTAACTGATGTTAATACGATACCAGGAACTAATAATACTCCACCACCATTAGAGTTGAACGTTAATTTCCATTCTTGGGCAGCAGATATTTTATGACCTAAGTTAAATGTTCTACCGTATTGACCACCTAAAGATTTTGGATAATAGAATCTCTGTTTATCATCAAATACATATGCATAACTCCAAGTTTTAATTGGTACATTATTTCCATCAATCTGATCTCTGAAAGTAATACCAGTAACATAGTTCTCATCAGATGCCTTGAACATATGTTTACCAGGATTTGCTGGTCGGCAAATTGTCAAACGAATATTATCACCAACAACAGAACATAAATCTGGTAGAGAAATTGGGTTATCTTCTAGATAATCACCACCTGCAACAATAATTGTTTCTTTATCAGGAGTTGAAGCAGCGAGTTGTGTTGCTCTCTTAATTGTTCTAACTGGTTTAGTAGCAGAACGACCATCAAATGTATCAGAACCTATCTGTGCTGAAACGTAAATACGACCACCAACGTCGTTAGTAGCAATATTATATACGAAGTTTGTTGTAGCAATCTTATTACTGTCGTCACTATATGCAGGAGTTGTAGAGCGAGGAAATAGTAACTCGTTAGTGTTAGGATCAGTAAAAGTATTTAAAACTGGTGCTCTTAATGCTAAACTTGGGTTAACAATCGTATCAATATCCAAGTTTGCGATACGAGCAGTATCTGAAATAATAGATGTAGTAGTTCTTATCTGTCCTTCAACGTCTAATTCATATTGAGGATTTAATGTGTTTATACCTATACGAACAAGTTTATCAGCATCCGCTGTTAAATTTCCAAAAATAGCCGCTTTCTCATCAGCACCTCCCCCTAAATCAATTCTGACACTCGTGTCGTTTTTAATTTTGAGTTTGTCTGACTGAATAATCTGCTTATCAGCATTTAATTCTAAAGCCATTTGATCCTACGTTTCCTCTATTGATTTATTTATCTTGGTTTAGTAATTCCTTTCGGTATATACTATTTCAACTTTTCCACTCCATCTAACACCATTACCACGATATTGTAGTTTTGCTGCTGAAACGGATGGAGTAAAGGTAAGAACCTTAGTTGTATTGTTAATGATAGCGTTGATATCCCAAGTTTGACCTGGGGGAGTGTTATCTTTAACAACAGTTTTGTGTTGTGCTGCAATGGTTAGTTGCTGCAACGTATCACTAAGAACTGCAGATTCAATTTTAATTGCTTGCTCCCAGTTAAGAGACATAGATGTAATCTCTAAAAATGCACCAACAACAGCATTGTTGACATTTAGAGGGTTTGTAGTAGTAAATGTAAATGTGTTTATATCAACTACACTTGCTACTGTGAATGTTCCATTAGATGATAAGTATGGAGATTGAAATTCAATATCAATCGAATCACCTTGACTTAAACCATGTTCAGCTAATGAGCAAGTTACAGTTGTATCATTAGCACCCACGTTATATGTAGCTACTGGATAACCTTTCCATGTACCTAACATAAAACCAGTAACAAAAACAATTCTATCTGCTGCTACTGTATGAGTTGGAGTCATCTCAGCAGAATTAGTAGCATCATTCAAAGAAGCATGTACAATATACTCCTTTTTAAATGTTCTAGTATTGGCATCATCTAAAACTTTTACACTAGCAGCATCAATGATGTGTCTATTTTCATCAATAATAGTTGCCTCTTTAACAGAGAACCCACCTTCAGATTGGAACGATTTTACTATTTTTGTTGCCATTATGCTAGAATGCTATTGTGTATTGCCTTAACGGTATAGACAACCGTTGAGGAGTTTTGAGAATCTTGAACAATTAATGTGATATTATTACCAACAATATCCACAGAAACATCACATAGGACCACATCAGTATATATCTTACTTACCTCAGTGTAAATTATTGCTGAACCATCAGAAACACAAAGGAAACTAATTTCTGAGAATTGTCTCTTAGGTGTTGCTGAGTTATCTTTTATCTCAACCATAAACTTACCAGAGAAACCTTCAGTATATGGTTTAAATGTTAATGATACTGAATTACCAACTGATGTATCAAGAGTTGCATCTGCTGATAATACTTTAGTATCTTTTAAAGTAAATTCATTTAATTCATAATTTAAAATTTCTGTGTTAGAAGTTGTACCAGCAACATAACCAGTGTTAACAAATAATCCACCAGTTTTAGTTGCTCCAAATAATACTTTATCTCCAGTGTTATCAAATCCAAAATCTATAGAATCTATATTACTACCGATATAAGCATTAGTAGAAGTACTACTAAATTTCAAGTTTGCAGTATTAATATTAAATGTTTCTATTTGATAATCTACATCTTTTGCTCTAAATACTGGATTTGCATATCTAGTTCTTCTCCAAGTTAATTGTGCAGTTCCATTAGCAACAGCACCTGTAGTATGTGATGGGAAATTAGAAGCACTAGCATCAAATGTACCACTTCCTGTTACTGCATATACGTTGTCTCCATAGTAATAAAGAATATCAACTACAGAAGCAGTTGTTGGAGTAAATGTATGAGATGTTCCAGTTCCTACAGGACCAATATTAACGAAATTATCATTAGCAAGATCAGCAGAATCTGAAGCTAATTTAATAGTATTAGCATCAACAACCTCTACATGATAATCTACTCCATTTGCAAGTCCACCAATATCACTACCACCACCATTAGAATAAGTTACGATTACACCTTGTGTTAAATTATGTCCAGTAAGAGTAATTGTTTCAGCGTTTACATCAACAATAGATGCTGAAGATCCATCAAATGTACTGGCATCAAAAGGTGAAATTACTGCAGTTCCTTCTACCCAAAGAGCAACATTATTAAGGTCAGTATATTCAATTAAATCAGCGTTATTTAAACTAAAGACATCTTTAGTAAGTTTAATAGTATTAACATTTTCATTATAAAATCTAAACGTATCATCATCTGCATTAGTTGTATTTTCAGCAGTTATATAAGTATCAAGGTCAACGTCTCTCACGCCACCTAAAGATACAAATGAAGTTCCATTATATCCTTCAAACTGACTAACTTCACTATTATAACGAATCATACCTGCAACACCTGTTGGGCGTTGAGCACTATTTCCTCTAGGTACTATAAATGCTTGTTGTCCAGTTATTTCTACAAAACTATTTGTAAGGGCAGTTAATAGAAAATTATCAGCAGTTTGTTTGTTTATTCCAGTACCAGTTAATGCTAATGAATTATCAATAGTAAGTGTCTGAGCATCAAACTGTTTAACTGTTAATGAACCTTCTCTTTCATTAATAGAAACAGTAGTTTCAGTGTTTATAGATCCAACAGTTATTTTAAATCCATTACCACCAGATCCAATATCACTTGCATTAACTGTAATTTCATCAGCTAATTTATATCCTTCTCCTTCCCCAGTTGTTGGAATTGTTGCTTTAGTTACTTGTCCTAAACCATCAATGGTAAGAAGCATCTGTGTTGTTGGAACAGCAGATTGTACTATAGATCCAGTACCATCATCATAAGTCATATCAGAATCATTAACCCTGATTGTATCTCCAATAGAGAATCCTGTTCCAGCATTCGCTACAATTGCACTAGTAACTTGTCCACCACTAACTACTAAATCTACAGCAGCTCCATTTCCACCACTACCACTAGCAACAGTACCTACTTCAAGAACTGATCCAGTACCAGTGATTACAGTAGCAGGAGTTACTTGTGCTCCACTACCTACAGTAATAGTTGCTACTGAAAGAGATCCAGCAACTGGACTTGCTAAGGTTGCTACTGTTACTGATGCTCCAGCATATCCAGCAATACTTAAAACATTACCAATAGCATATCCAGTACCTTTATTATTAATAGTTGCTGCAGTTATTTGTCCACCACTAACTTCAATATCAATAGTTCCATTAGATCCACTACCACCAGAAAGTGCTACACCTGTATAGTTTCCATCAGTAAATCCAGTACCAGCAGCCGATATTGTTAAAGTGTCAATTAATCCAGCACCAGTTCCACCAACAGCAGAGGATGCAAAAGTTAAGGTATCTCCAACGAGATAGTTCGTTCCTCCACCATTAGTTGAAATAGTTGCACTAGTAACTGCATTACCAGAAACGACAATATCAGCAGTTGCTCCAGCACCGTTTCCACCTGATAAAGAAACATTAGTGTAATTTCCATTTGCATATCCACTTCCAGCAACTGCTATAGAAAGTGTATTAATTACAGCAATTGTAAGATCATCTCCATCAAAAGTTAAAACGTCTGAGGTAGTATATCCACCTCCTCCAGTTTGTACTGTTACTGCTGTAACTGCTCCACCAGAAACTGTTACGTTTCCTCTACCATTTGTACCAGAACCACTTGAGTTAACAAAAGGAATGTTCAAATAATTTCCATCAGTATATCCAGAACCACCTGCAGATATAGTAAAATTATTACTTAATTGAGATCCACCAATATCAGCAACATTAACAGATACTGCATCTGATGCTTGATATCCAGAACCAACAGTATTAGGTACAATTGAAGTAATTCCTCCTCCAGATACTATAACATCAACAGTAGCATTTGATCCATTTCCACCATTTAAAGCGACGTTTGTATATGTTCCACTAACATAATCATTACCAGCAGTAGTGATGTTAAGAGTTTGTAATGCACCTGCTGTAGCACCTGTGACTGAAGTTAAGGTAACACCAGTATAAATGGCATCAGTATATCCAACACCTGGATTAGATATTGTAGTTCCAAATGCAACTGTTAAATTAAATTTAATTCCATTACCACTACCACCAATACCAGTTATATTAGTATAAATTCCATTTGTATATCCAGTTCCACTAGTAAGAGTTGTAGTTCCAACAGATTCTTTAATCCAGTCGGTATTTCTATAAAACTTATTCTCTCCCGAATTTATTTCGACTGTTCTACCAGAATCATTATTAAACGAAATTCCATATTCATTACCACTAATATTATGAGCAAATAAACCAACCTTTGGATTACTTGTAAATCTAAATTGAGGATCTCCCTCTACACCATCTGGAACTGCTACATGACCAGTTGTTATTGTATCTCCTGCAACATCTAATACAATACCAGGAGCAGCAGTATATGTTTCTTGATCTCTACCTATATGTAATGTTTCTCCTTGAGTAGATGCTAAAAATGCATCACCTGTGTTATGAAGACGACCTGTTATATCAACTTCTGATTTTGGTTCATGTTCAAAGAATCCAAATTTTGCTTCACTAAAATCTAAGAATAATTGTGCAGATTCTAAAGTACCAACTGTTGCAGGTGGTGTTGGTGTTCCATATACTGGATTGAATAATACATCACCTTTAATATTAACTGTATCAGCGTTTACATCACCTATAGCAACCTCTCCAGCACCCCCTACAGTAGCAGAGAACTCTGAAGTACCTTTAATGAGTAAATCACCGTCTACAGTGGCATTACCAGCGACTGTGAGGTTACCTCCACAGGTTATATCACCACCAACAGGACCAGCAGCTGGAATTGTTACTAAATTTCCACCAGATTCTATCTGAACATTCTGTGTTGCAGTAAGACCTGAACTGGTTATTCTTCCATCATATTTTGCACTACCATCTGTAAATATTTCAACCTTTTTATTTCTGGAAAGAGTAGCAACATCTACTGCTAATCCAGTTCCCCATGTACCAGACATGGTTACCTGATTTCTTTGACCACTAGGACCACCCATATTTGGGTGTTGTTCACAATAATAATGAAGAGTAGCTGGAGTAACGTCAGTTACAAATATCTGTGATCCATCTTCTACACCATTAGCATCCCAATGCTTTCTAATATTTGTTTGGTATCTAGTACCACCACCATGAGTTCCATCTTCAGTTGTTGACCAATGGAATGGATGTGCCATAGCATTTCCATCTGTGAATACAAATGAATATGCATAACCACGCTCAAGAGTTAAATCTGGATGTTCTACCCAACCATTTCCATCTAACTTATCAATAAAGTAACTGTTACCACCATGAGTAGTACCAGATTCTACTTTAACATTGTAAGTAATATAATTGAAAATACCTTGTGCTGACTCATTCCATTGTGCTCCACCAACAGGATCAGTAGTATCAATAACAAATGTAGGGTTTAATCTATCACCAACATTATATCCTTCTCCTGCAGAACCTAAAGTAGCAGTTTGAGGAACACCTACAGCAGTTACAGTTGCACTAAAGTTAGAACCACTAGCAACACTATCATTAAATGATATTACGTCATTAACTCTATAGAATTTACCATCCCATGGATTCATCTCAGGTGTGATTGATTTTACAGATCCTGGTTGTTCTGTTAAAGTCCAACTAAATCCTGCACCACCAGAGGTTGATTCTCCACCTTGGTTATTTGTGTATATTAAATCGCTATTATTAACAGTAAGTACATCACCATTATTATAACCTGTTCCATGCTGTGTAATAGTTACAGTTACAATAACACCATTAGCATCAACTTCTAAACTAGCAGCACCTGTTGTTCCATTTCCACCTTGGAATGGGATATTACCAAATGTATGTCCAGTTCCCAGATCACCAGTATAATAACCACTACCTCCATTAAGAGTTGCAGTTTCAATACCATGTATTTCTACATTAATCTTACCACCATTTCCATTACCAGAGTTAGTAACAACATCTTCTTGTTGTGTAGTACCTGGAGTATATCCACTACCTTTATTGGTTATATTTACAGTAAATGGCCAGATTTCATAATTTAAAGTTGCTCCTGTACCAGCACCACCAGAAACTGGAGATGAATGTTGACCTGGAGCATAGTTATTACCAAAAGAAACATTAGTAATAGTACCAATATTTGAAGCAGCAACAGCTAAATTTACAAGAGACCAGTTAATTCTACCAATTTGTAATTTTCTTGCATCTTTAAATCCAAGTGCCCATGGGTTACCTATTGGTGTTGTGGTTTCTTCATTTGCATCATTAATAGTATATTCAACATAATCAGTATCCCTGAAAATTCCTGAATCATTATCATTAATGAACGTGAGTGAGGGATCAGCCGATGTACCGTCTAATAACTCTAATGTTGATCCAAGTTCAATACCATTAGTAGTATTGTTAATAATTTGATCACCAGAGAACCCTAAATTACCTACTGTAATTTGTGTAGGTAAGATAGTTGTAGTGTTACCCGAACCACTAACAGTTAATTGATCAAAAGTAGTACCACCCGAATCTCCACCAGCGAAGGAAACCGTACCTCTTTCTTGGTCTACAAAGAATGCATTACCAACACGGAAGTCACCGTTTTGATCCATACTGGTAAATAATGCTCTACCACTATTCTGTTCAATAACTTCGTTTGCTTGAATTACATTACTAATATCATTACTTTGATCAGCACCTAGACCGACATATCCAAAGTTATGAACAATACATCTTAATCTAACACCCTTACCATCAGCAGTAATACCTCTTGTACCATATACTGAAGCAGAACCTATAGAACGTAATTCTGCACCAAAATCTGTATAGTCAGCAAGAGTAATAAACTGTGCAACACCACCACTAGATGATTGAATATCCTGAGATGTAATACCACCATCAAGTATTTGAGTACTACCACTTAATCCATCAGCATGTATAAGAAGTGAAGTATTAACGTCAGCAACAAATGCTGCAGTAGGAACAGTTATAGAAGCAGCGTTAGCATATCTTGCTGCACCTTTAGAAATTCTTATCTCATCAACATAACCAGCAAATGCATTACCACCATCTACTCCTGAACGACCAATCGTTAATGGTTTTGTATTTCCATAGTTATTTGAATCAGTGTATGCAGATCCTACTCTTGATCCATTAACAAATAAACTAGTAGTTCCACTTACTCTAGAAACTGCTATGTGTGCCCATGTGTTTATAGATATAGATCCACCAGTAATAACATTAGAACCATTTACATTAACTACGATTTGACCACTACTATTGATAGAAATCGCCAATGCCACTTCTGGACTTGCTGTTCTAAAATCAAATATTGTATCCAGAACAGTAATAGCAGTTGGTCGTATGAATGCTTCTACAGCAAAATCACCTGTTCCAAAACCGAAATCAGATGATGTTGCTAATGATAAATCATCTCCTGTTCCATCAAATAAGACAGATGCAGTACCAAATTTCTTTTCTGTTGTAGATAACTGAGTATCACCATTTACTGTGATTGATTTACCATCTGTACTTGCAGCAGCTTCTACAAATTCTCCAGTTCCCTGACCATCAATTGTTATATAAGTACCATCATTTCCAGAAATAGTTCCTTGTGCTATTATAGTTCCACCAGAGTTCCTAAGTGTAATAGTATTACCAACATTAAATGTTCCTGTAATACCATTAAGTTTTAATCTTATTTTACCTTGTCCAGCAAATCCTGTACCGCCTGGATTCTCTCCAACAATACTATCCTGTGCAAAGTAAGTAAATGAGTTTAACCACTCTGCTCTTGCACCATTCTTAAGATATAAACCTCTAGAATTAGGTACTATAAATGTAACCTCATTGAATAGTAAAGTTGCTTCTGAAGATGATGTAGATACTACTGAACCATCAATTAATGCACCTCTACCAGCATCCCCTTGATTAAATCCACGAGGGTCACTTGCACTGGTAACACTACCTTTTGTTATTACACTAACACCTTTAATATATGGTCTTCTACCTTCTGTTGCTACATTATAATTATTTTTTAACTTAAATGCATATCCTGTATCATTACTACTATTATAGAAGTAATCTTTGACTGTAAGATCTTCAATCATACAATCACCAATCATTTGGAAACAATCTAATTGATTAGTTCCAGTTGTTGGTTTAATAAATGTATTCTTTTGTCCACTACCTCTTACTGCTACACCTGCAGGTATTTGTAATGGAAATATCTCTTCATACTCACCTGCAGAAACTTCAATAACATCTCCTGACTGAGCATATGTCATTGCATACTTTATAGTTGCAAATGCTGTGCCCTCTGTTGCTCCCCACTGATTTGTATTTTGTGCTGCTGTATTTAAAGGATTATTACCACCTACCTGTGCTTTATCTGTACCATTCTTTGAAACAAACCAAGTATTCCCAACACCATCCGTGATGCTCTGAACGAACATCGAAGTGATGATTGTTTCGTCATTTGGAGCACCATTAAGTAATTCCTCAACCGTACCGTTATTATTAATGAATAACTTACGATCAGGAATATTTAAGGCAATTTCATTACTTCTAAGATCCGCTACTTGCGGTTTAGAATTAGGTGTCGTTGACCTCTTTGGCTGAATTCTCGTTGCCATCTACAGCATTCTCTTGTTTGGAATTTTCTATACTACTATTTAACCGTTTGGTTAAATCGTTTATTTTCGCTTCTAGAACGATATTTGTTAAAGTCAAATCAGTTACCTTCTTTTGAAGGATTGATATTAAAGCATTAATGTCGATGTCATTCATAATTTGTTACGGGCTAAAACGTACCCCCATCGAGGGTATCTGTCCATACAGGAACACCAGCAGATGTTACTGTAAGAATTTGGTATGAAGTAGCAACGTCAGGTGTTATACCTGGGTTACTCATGTTGGCAGCAGCAGTTTCTAGTAATTCACTAGTGCCATTACCATAAAGAATACCATTAGTGTTAAACTCAGATCTACCAGTACCACCATACTCAACTCTTAAGTCAGTATCTAGTTCTAGTTCACCAAGAACAACGGTTCCTCTATTTGATGTTATTGCAGTAACTCTTAACTTTAAGTCATCAGTTCCTGCAGAACCACCTATTGCGTTACCTGCAATAGTTAGTAAGTCACCTTCTTCATAATATGTACCAGCAGAGGTAATAGTTATAGTAGTTATAATACCAGAACCATCCCTTCCAATCGTAAACTCAATGCCAGTTCCCTGACCACCAGTAGCAGATAAACCTGTATATGTCTGGTTTGCTTGAGCAACGATAGTTGTACCACTTTCATAATCTTTATCATCTTTCTCTTTTGCTACAGCACTAACTGCACCAAATGTATGAGAAAAGATGTTGTTTGTGTTAGTTGCATCTTCTATAAAAGTAAATGCACCTAAACCATCTTTACCAGCAGTTCTATCAAAACCAAAGAATCCATGCTTGATTGCAGATCCATTATGATAAGAATACTGGATACCACGATCCATACCGTCATTAGAACCCTGAGTAACAGTAATAAAGTCACCTATCTCCATCTGTGCAGAGATACCAGCGTTTAATGTTAGAACTGTAAGTTCAAAACATGACTGATCAGTAGCATCTTTGTTGATTGTTACTGTAGTAGGAGTACCAGTGTTACCATCTGCTAATTCAGTTTCCTCATAGAATGCTGTCTCTCTAAGAGTAAGTGCAGCAGTTAATGTAATTCTAACAGTAGATGCTGTTTGTGAAACAAAAGTACCTAACTGTTCATATACACCACCTTTCTTATGGTAAATAGCATCTCCATTACTTGCTCCACTGATAGAACCAGAAGTATGGAATACTACATCTATACCTGTAATTGTTCTACCACCGCTACCAACGTTAGTACCAGTTACTAATCCACCAGTAGCAATACCAGAAGGATTATCAATATTAAATGTTGTACCGTTTGCTAGTATCTGTGCTGTTAATGCTTTCTCAGAAGTAGTATCACCTATGTTAAACACAGGATCGTTTACTGTCATCTGAGTAGAGTTAACAGTTGTAGTTGTACCAGCAACTTGAAGGTTTCCTCTAATAACAAGGTCACCTGCAGCATCTCCATTAACTGGATCTGGGTCTAATATAATTTGTGAACCAGCAACAGTAGAAATAGTATTACCATCCATTCTAAGGTTGTCAACGTTTAACTGACCTGTTAAACTAGTAGTACCACTGTATACGTTAGTTCCGTTGAAGGTAACAGCAGCGTTAAATGTTGTCGTAGATTCAACAGTTAACTGGTCTGTATTTGATGTACCAATAGCAGCATCATCATCAACTTTAAGTTCCTTAATCCATGCAATTTTATCAACACCCAAACCACCAGAGATCATTACAGCAGCATTGGTCCTGTTTGTTGCATCAGTTAAGTCAGCAGCAGTAATTTGAACTCCATTATCAAATTGCCAATCAGCACCGTCTACTTTTACCTTATCAGTAGATGCTTCATCGTATCTAATTCCAGCATCTCCATCTGTACCAAACTGAATCTTAAGATCATCGTCAAGTCGAAGCTCAGGCACATTAGCCCCAACTCTATCTAATCTTAGAACGTTTGCTACTTCGTCAAACTTAAATTCGATATCTCCAGTAGTACCAAATTCAAGTTCTTGACTATCTTCTACTACAATCTTACCTGTACCATTGGCACGGAAGATCATATCTTGGTCTGTAGTGTCAGTTTCGACTACATTACCGTCTATATTAATATCATCTACTCTAAATCTGTCTATTTTACTGTTGTTGTCAACAATAACTCCAGAATTTGCAGTAAGAGTTCCATGAACATGATCTAACATGTCAGTGAAATACTTACCTCCAATTACTTGAACTGTAGTGTTATTGTCACCAATGAAGATTCTATCTCCTCGGTTGACTTGAGTACCAGCACCAACTGTTAAAGCTAACTCACCAAATTCTAAAGAACTAGGTACGGATGTGCCAGTACTTCTTTTTACTAGGATGGTTGATGCCATCAGAAGCTACCCCCGTTTACTGTTACGTGATTAAGAACATTTGTTGTTTGAAATTTCTGACTCGCTGAGTCATATACTAAAACATAACCTTCTGCAAGCCCAACAGTGCTTGTGTCAACGTCAGCAAGGTTTTGTAGGGTTGCTGCACCACCTATAGCGATTCGAGATACCTGTGGAGATACCTGATCCCCAAATCTAACTCTACTCATACTGTTACTCCTTCTACGATAGTTATTACACCTTCCAGTATTCTGGATTTTACATTCTGAGCTGATGTTACCACAACGTCATAAACATATTTACCAGGAGTCATTGCTGCTGTTGTACTATTAGCCAAAGATATGGTAATAGCACCAGAAGTTACTGGAGGTACAATTAGTACTCCAAAATCTGTTGAGGTATTACTCGTGTAGTGCTTCTTTATCTTTCCTGCAGCTGAGAAACCAGTCAAATCGAAACTTGATCCGTTATCATTAGTTACATAGAAAGTGTTTGTAAAATCAGCACCCTGATAAGCAATTAAATTGGTTACCGCAGCTAGCATTAATTATTCCTACATCATTTTGTATTTATACCAGTTGTCAATTTAACTAACAACTGTTTAATTTCGGAAATTTCCGACTCTAACTTGTTTAATCTCTCTTTATCTGACTGTCTTGCCTCACGTTGAGCAATATATTTCTCATATTCGCTACGATCAGTATTTACTATCGCTCCTGTTTTAGGATCTCTTTTTAAATTTGAATTTCCTTCTACTGGTATTAAGCTAGAGCTATGCATCTTAAATCTTTAATAATAGGTACAACAGCAGCATTACGAGATCTCATTCTGAGTTTAATTTGATATTGTGTAAACTGCTTTCCAGAAAGATCTTTCTGGTATGTATAATCAATAAAATCAAATTCATTCTTACTACCAGAGTAATCAACAGCAGTTAACTCTTCCCAACTTTGATCGCCAGGATTAGTTTCATCACCTGTTAGCAACTTAACATATACATCAATATCAGTTTCTGATGAGTTATATGCAGCAAAATCAATTCTTAATGAAGTACACTCATTAGCAACTGTTATTAACTTAGTAATATAGTTTGCACCATTGAAATCTTGCTTTGGACTTGAACCAATATCATAATCACTATCATCATTAAAGAAGAACTCTTTATCAAAAGTTCCATCAAAGTCAGTAACTCTGTTTCCAGTTGTTACAATACTCATTCTATCTTGATCTATTACAGGACTTAAATTATCTGATGTACTAGAAAGTGTAAATTGTAATTGACCAGATTGAGTACCTACCATTTGTCTTTCTTCATTAATAGCAGATGCAATTATTCTAGGTGTATTATAATAATTATGTTCATTTAATGCAACTGGACTAAAAGCAGAATCTCTCTTATAAGATCGTGTAGTTGGAGCATCAGATGATCCAGGTGCACTGAATGAAGAAGTTCCTATAGATGATCCAGTAGTACCTCTAAATGAAGCGTCTATAGCAGTTCCAGGTAACTCTCTATACCCTATTAAAGGCATTAATGAATGATATGCTATATTCTTACTTCCATATACCTTTCTACCACCAAATGTAGTATTTGTAGTTGCAAGAGTTCTTGTTAAAGAACTTAAATCAATCTGATAACTATCAAGAGTTACGTACTCTAATTGATTATGGATCTTATTGATTTCTGTTAGTGGGATACCATTAACAACATAATGTTCTACTTGCCATCCAGAATCTTTCTTAAATCCACCAGTTGGTGCTTCTCCTTCAACCAGAGCAATAGTAGTAATAGTATATTGATTATTAGATTCAGTACTTACTCCAGTTAATGGGTTATAACTATAAACACAATCTCCTATTTTTATAAAGGCAGTATTTGTATTTGAAGGTTCTAATCCATTAATAGGATTAGTAAATTTTACAGTTACAGTACTAGAAGTAAGAGCTGCTGCATTTATGGTAATTGTTGTTCCATTAATATTTGTTACTCTAGTATTAGCAGCAAAATCACTACCACCATCAGTAGTAACAATATCTCCAACCTTTAAACCAGTATTATTAGGAA